CTTCCTGCCTACCTTCGGCACCTCGCACAAAATCCGACGTTGCAAGCCGTTCACGCCTGCCGGTTTCTTTCGCAGAACCGGGCTGAAGGCATCTTGGAACTCGCCGCAGAAAAACCCACCTTCGACGTTCGAAAGTTTATGCAATGAACCAACACATCCCCACGCCAAGGCACGGAATTCCCGGCTATTACGCGCTTTCGGACCTTCCGCAGCGCAAGCCGCTGAGCGAATCCGCAGTCTCGACCGGCTGGGAAGAACTCGATAAAATCCTGAAGATTTATCCCGGCCAGTTCATCGTCACGACGGGCAACGCCGGCAGCGGGAAGTCCACCTTCCTGTTCAATTTGATTATCAATCTGTGCTGGAAAAACAAGAAACGGGCATGGCTGTACGTCCCCGAAAACGAAATGAATTTGCTGCAAAAGCTGCAAAAGATGTTCGGGGATCAGCCTGAAGGATGCTTATTCGAGGCGTTTTCGCGCGCTCAGTGCTTCGTCCAGTCCTCGAATTATGCCCACTACAACGATGAGCCCCGCGACATCGAATGGATACTCGGCAACGCATGGGCTGCCTATGAAAACGACGGCGTGAGCTACGTTCTGATCGATCCGTGGAACGAACTGGAGCGGGCAAAACTAAAGGACGAAAACCTGACGGACTACATCGGCCGCTGTCTGATGCGCGTCAAAATGTTCGCCAAGGAAACCGGCTGCACGATGTTCATGGTGGCGCATCCGACGAAGGCTGCCAATGGCCGCGACGTGACGCTGGGGGATATCGAAGGCTCGATGCACTGGTTCAACAAGTGCGACAACGGCCTGATCGTGAAACACGAGCCGGGCGCCAAGGATACGATCGTGATCAGCGCGAAAGTCCGTGAACAGCCTTACGCCGGCAAGCCAGGCCATTGCATTTTTCTGGTCGATCCGGAAACCGGAATGTTCACGGAGCAGGTTGGCGGCGGGCAGGCACTTTGACTCCCGAGGCCTTGGCTAAAATGGGGAAATCAGTTTGCTCCGATGTCCGATTGAACCAGCCTAACTAATTGAAACCAAAACCATAACACCGAAGGGGCTGAGAGATGAAACCGCGACGTAAGATCGATTTTGACGAGATCAAGGAAAAATCGCGGTTCGATGTCCGTGGTCCGACCGCAGAACGTCTGTTCAAGGCTGCCGGCGGCGTCCACATGGGTGGGGATGACCGGGGAGTCCGGATATACCAGTTCTGCGATAGCACGCTGGACAGGCTCTACAGCCGCTTGACGAGACGGGCAGGACACCGAGACGAAGAGCAGCTTCGCAGCGAATACATTGCATTACAAAAATACAAGCAGCACTGGTTTTCGGCAGGCCTCCAATCGGCGCTGGGTTCGGCAGACCTCAACCGGATATTTGCATCAGATCCAGGCTCGATGTCCGGCATGGCGAAGACTGAAAAGCAGGCCTATCATCGGCAGCAGTACCGGGAAGCCCGAGACGGAAAAGACGGGCTTGGGCATAAACCGGGCATCATTGTGGATAACGTTGTCTGCGCAGATACTTCGCTGGAAGTCGCAGGCTGGTCGATCGGTTATAATTCCCGGACGACGGCGCGCGACAATGCCGAGCGGATATTGCGGGAGAGCGGGCGGAAGCTGGCGAAGATGTGGGGGATAGGATGACACGGAAAGAGGCGGACGACGCGATTGAAGCTAAACTTGATAGCGTTGGCAATGCCAGGAATCTAATCAATCCGGATATTTTACGGGCGATGTTATCGGGCATTGGCCTCGTTATTGTCCCACGGGAGCCGACAAGGGCGATGTTGGAGGCTGTTGAAAGCAACGCAGCGATTCAAGGCGGACTAGATGATTGTAACCAGCACGATATTCCCGAAAAAGCATGGCGCTTGATGATCGATGCAGCCCTTGACAATCCGTCACAAATCACCCCAGATCGGGCAGGTTCGTGATTTGCGCCCTCGCTCCGAGCCCTCAGTCAGCATGACACCCCGTCAACAAGCCAGAGCACGAGGGCTTAAAACCTACATCAGTGCAAAACCATGCTCGCACGGTCACAGCGCGCCGCGCCACGTTTGCAACGGCAAATGCACCAAATGCAAGTTTCCTAGCGCTGCTAATCATCGCGAGTACAATGCGCGCTGGAAAGCCAAATATCCTGGGCGAGATCAGGAAGTAAAATACCGGCATCGATACGGAGTTGAGCTGAGCGAGATCAGGCCAAAGCCAGATCGTTGCGAAGTATGTCGTGTGGGTCATCCAAAAATTGTTCTCGACCATTGTCACGATACTGGCGGTTTTCGAGGTTGGCTTTGTGATCCCTGCAACGTTGTTCTTGGAATGGTCAAGGACAGGCCAGAAATACTGCGCGACCTGGCTGATTATTTAGAGCGGGTAACCAACAAATGGCCAGAGGCCGAAAAGCCGGTTTTCATATGTCCGACGAACATCGGACTAAAATCGGAAACAGCCGAATCCTCAGATGTTTGATTGATCACGTCGAAGGTAAGCTGGAAATGAGCGCAACGCAGGTTTCGGCTGGCCTTGGATTGCTTCGGAAAGTGCTACCAGACCTAGCCGCTTCGGCTGATGCCGGCAACTCCGGCGAATTGGTCTCAGTAAATCGGATGACCGATGACGAGCTTGAAGCCATCGCAGCGGGCGGCGGCAATAGAGTTGCTAAGACGCCGGAAAGCGCGCGCAAACTTAATTGATTATGCCCGTTACATAGAAGTTCCTGGCGCTCCGTTAACCGAGGAAGAGGACGAGGAAAAGTTTAAGCCGGTTGAGACGGTCATTGCTCAGCACCACGAGTTGATCCTGTCCGCCACGCAGAGGTGCATCAGGCGACATAGCGGACGCTCAATGATGTTCCTCCCGCCCGGGAGCGCGAAGTCTACTTATGGAACGGTTGTCGGCCCAACGTGGGCAATGGGCGAGAAGCCTGGTTTCAAGGTGATCGGTGTCAGCTATGGATCTGATTTGGCCCGTAAGTTTGGCCGGCGGATGCGATCGATTGTACGCCAGCGAGCTTATGGTGCTTTGTTCAAAACGTCACTCAGCTCCGAAAGCAGCGCTGCTGACGAGTGGGCCTTGGAGAACGGCTCGGAATATATGGGCGGCGGCATCCTGTCGGGTATTACCGGCAATCGTGCTGATTTCATCCCCATAGATGATCCGATCAAAGGTCGTCAGGAGGCCGACTCGGACGTAACGCGCAAGCGGACGATCGAGGCTTACCAGGATGACATCCTGACCCGACTGAAGCCGGGCGGATCGGTGATGATCACGCAAACGCGCTGGCACGATGAGGATTTGGCGGGCTCGCTTCTACCGGAAGGATACAACGGGCAAAGCGGCATGATTGATTGCCGTGATGGCAATATCTGGGAGGTGATTTGTATCCCTGCCCAGGCAGAAAGAGCAGACGACCCCCTAGGGCGTAAGGTTGGCGAATACATTTGGCCAGAGTGGTTCCCTGAGGACCACTGGAAGCCGTTCAAGCGAATCCCGCGAACATGGTCCGCGCTTTACCAGCAGCGGCCAACGCCGGAAGAGGGTGACTACTTCAAGGCAGAGTGGCTGAAGCCTTATGAAAAAGCTCCTGACACCAAAACGCTTCGTGTGTACGGCGGCTCAGATTACGCGGTCACGGCGGATGGCGGCGACTATACGGTTCATGCGGTTGTTGGCATTGATCCCGAAAGCAGGATGTACCTGCTCGATCTGTGGCGAGGCCAAACCGATTCGTTCAGATGGGCAGAGGAATTTTGCAGGCTCGTAAGGCTTTGGAAGCCGATCGGGTGGGCTGAAGAAACCGGCCAGATTAAATCTGGTGTCGGTCCTTGGCTGGACAGAATGCAGCGGGAAAAGAAGGCGTATGTTGCCCGCGATCAGTTTCCGACGCGAGGCGACAAAGCCATTAGGGCGCAGTCCATTCGCGGTAGGATGGCCCAGGACGGCATTTATGTTCCGGTTGGTGAAGACTGGTATGAGGCGCTGAGAAGCGAGTTGCTGAGTTTCCCTGCGGGCAAGCATGACGATCAGGTTGACGCTCTAGGGCTTGTCGGACAGTTGCTTGATAAAATGACGGCGGGGCAGAAGCCAGCCGAACCTGAGAAGCCCAAGAACATCAGCGGCTACAAATCAGCGGCCGACAGCGGCGGCGAATCTTTCAAGGTGTATTGAACATGATCCGGTACAACCCGACGCCTTACAATCCCGTACCGCCGCCGAGCCCGAGGGATTACGGCTGGTACAACGGCAAGCCGGGGAAGCTGCGTTAGTGTCAACCGCACTCGCTGTTCAGCCCCAGCAGCAACTAACCAGGATAGACCAGGGGAAGGATGAGGATTATTACGACGTAACGCGCCTCAAGCGGCAATATCAGGACTATGCCTCCGCAAAGGAAGCTGAAGCCCGTGAGATGGTGGAAAGCCGCCATTATTACCATGGGGATCAATGGACGGCGCGCGAACTCGCAACCCTGAAAGGCCGCAGACAGCCCCCGACGACCGAAAACCAGATCGTCAAGAAGGTGAACGGCGTCATTGGCCTGATCGAGCGGCTACGCCAAGACCCCAAGGCATTCGCACGCACCCCGAAGCATGACGAAGGAGCCGAACTTGCAACAGCAACGCTCCGGTTTGTGCTCGATAACAACGATTGGAAATCCAAGTCATCCCGCATTGCCGGCGCTGCTGCGATCGATGGTATTTCGGGCATTGAGTACGATCTTGTCCCCGGCGATGAGGGCGATCCTTCGCTTGAAATGCATATCACATACGGGGATGGGTTCTTTTACGATCCGCGATCGGTGGATGAGGGATTTACAGACGCGCGGTTTCTAGGCGTTTCCAAGCCGGCCGATGCCGAGATGATCAAGGAGCTTGTCCCGGATCGCGCCGCGGAAATCGACACGCTGTTTGCCGATACCGGCTCGGACATGACCACGATCGTAAGCCAGGATCGGGACAAGAACTGGAACGGCAACGATCGGGATCAACGTAAACTTCAATTGGTCGATCATTGGTATATCAAAGGCGGCAAATGGCGTTGGTGCCTGTACGTCGGCAACACGATGCTGATGCAGGGCGTTTCTCCGTTTGTTGATGAAAAGGGCAAAACGTTTCCCCGATACCGGATGTTCTCGGCTGCCGTTGATCATGATGGCGATCGGTACGGTTTCAACCGAAACCTGAAGAGCCCGCAGGATCAGCTAAACCATTTCAACTCGAAAAAGTCGCACATCGCCAATACGCGCCGGATTATATCGGAAAAGGGCGCGGTTGACGATATCGAGGTGGCTCGTCGTGAATGGGCGCGGCCGGATGGCTGGATCGAGAAAAATCCGGGCCTGACGATCGAGCCGGATCAAACCACGCTCAACGACTTTAAGGGCTTGGCTGAGCTGGCGATTGAATCCCGTACCTATCTGGAGAACTTCGGGCCTAACCCATCATTGATCGGACAGGGTTTGGAGGATTCCAGCGGGCGGGCCATTCAATTGCTTCAGCAGGCGGCGATTGCCGAGCTTGGACCGTATCTCGGCGCCTTCAAGAACTGGAAAATCCGGGTTTATCGGGACATCTGGAATATCATTCAGCGCTACTGGACAGCGGAGCGCTGGATCAGGGTAACAGACGATCAGAACATTGCCCAGTTCTTCCAGATCAACCAGTCCATGAACCCGGACACTGGCCAGCCTCATTTGGATGAGTATGGCCGGCCGGTCATCGTCAACGCGATCGGCTCTTTGGACGTTGATATCATCATTGATGAAGGCCCGGACGCGGTAAATCTTCAGGCCGACAGCATGATGGTGCTGCAATCGCTTGGGCCGCAGTTCCTTCAGCAATTCCCGGATATTGCGCTGGAGCTTTCGCCGCTGCCCAACTCGGTCAAAAAGCCGATGCTGGACAAGATCAAGCAGCAGCAGAACGCGCCACCTCCACCCGATCCGAAGGTGATGGCGATGCAGGCCAAGGCTAAGATCGATGGTCAGGCAGCCCAGCAGGACATGGCCCTGAAGGCCCGCCAACAGCAAATGGACGAAGCCGCGGCCCAACAGGATCAGCAGCGCCAGAGCGTACAGGCCACTCAGGATATGCACCTGGAGCAGGTCAGGGCCGAAAACGAAATCCAACTTAAGCGGATGCAAGCGATGGCGGATCTTCAGATCGAGCGCATCAAGGCGGCGGCTTCGTTGCAAGCGCAGCGCGACAAAGCCGACCAGGATCGAGACATCGCGGCGGACAAGGCGGCGTATCAGCGCCAGCTTGCCAAATCATCTAAAAAGGAACCGGCATAATGGCAACGATTTATGTGACGGAGTTCACATCGCTTGGTCACGCGCAAGGAGGGGAGCCACAAATTGCAGCTAGGCCGGCCGTTCAGCGCCAGTCGATGGCTATCACGGCAGGATCAACGACGCTGCCATTGGTGTTTACGGCTCAAACTAAATTCATTCGCGTTCACTGTGATGCCATTTGTTCGATTGCGATTAGCAAGACGCCCACCGCGGCGATCACAAGCGACCGTATGTCTGCGGATTCGACGGAGTATTACGGCGTTGAGCCTGGAGACAATCTGGCCGTGATCACCAACACCTAATCCATTCGCATGGCTGATCTCCCAATTGGGCAATTATGGAATTGGCTTTTTCCTACGCAGCAGCCGGTGCCGCCTCCACAACTATACAATAATCTAATGAACAGGCCCGGTAGGCAAATAAATCCAGCTCTGCTGGATAGCAACTTGCATCCTTATGATCCGGCGGGCGGCGGTCCGCGATTTGATCGTTATCGGGAGGATGAGCCTGGAGTGCAGGAATGGGTTCGTCGGCATGGTTCAAGATTGGATGAAGGCAGCGGAACGGCACCAGCGGTCCCGCCGCAGATGTTGAACGGGGGCATGAATGCTGACCCAAGAGGAGAAATTCCGAACCCAATGCAGATGCGCGAATATTTCCGCGCTCGCAATCTGGACATCGGCAAAGTTTAAGTTTCGTAAGGCACCGACGCACAGGCGCCACTCGTAAGCTATCGACGGACAGATAGCATTCGTAATTCACCGACGGACAGGTGATGAAAGGCAGACCATGAGTGAAGTTGAGCAAATAGACGAGGACGCGCTGTTCAATGATGTCGTATCGGATGAACCGGAAGTTACTCCGGAGCCGGAACTGCAAGTCGAACAGAAGCCTGAAGCGGAACTTGAGGTAAAAGAGCCCGAACCGGAAGTGGAATTAACGGCTGAAAAGCCGGCGATCCCGCCCAAGCCGGAATGGCGCCTCAAGGAAGATGCGGAACGAGCCCGAGCTGCGGAAACGGAACTTGTTGTTCTGAAGCAACGCCTGGAGGCATTGGAACGTCCGGCCCAAAAGGTCGAACAGGAAAAGGTCATCAAGCCTGATCCGCTGCTCGATCCTGATGGTTACGAAGAATACCTCGAAAAGAAGGTCGAGGAAAAGCTTCTCAACAACCATCGGGAATCGTCCCTCGCAAACGCTCACCGTACTTACAAAGGAGAATTCGAAGAGGCTTACGCGGCTGCACAGAAGCAAGTCGATCCTGCGCTTAAGGCTCGCATGCAACAGTCCCGTGACCCCGGCGAAACCCTCATTGAATGGCACCGTGAGCAGAAGACGAGGGCTGAAGTCGGCTCCGATCTTACCGCATACAAGGCCAAGCTGCGCGAAGAAGCTCTGAAAGACCCGGAGTTTCGGAAGGCGGCGATGGAGGCCTGGAAAGCGGATGCTCAACCCACGAACAATGGTCGCCCCCGCGTTGACCTTCCCCCGTCCCTGAATGGTGCAAGCCGTTCGGGAGCCGCCCTGCGATCGGCAGACGGCGACGTTTCCGATCACGAACTATTCGAGCAAACCGTAGGCTGATCTGACCAGCATCCTGACCAAACCACCCGCCTTCACGGCGGGTTTTTTATTGGGATGAAGGCAGTGAGGCCATCAACACAAAGGAGCCGGCCAGATGGCCCTCACTTCCAATCATGTTAATAACGAAGTCATCAAATTCCGCAAAAACGCGGCGACTGACTTCCTCCGCAAGTCCCGCTTCGATCCCTTCATGGGTTCGGATTCGACCTCTGTCATCGTCCGAATGTCCGACCTGACCGGCGACGGCAAGGAAATCAATATCCCGCTCGTTACCCAGATGACGGGAACCGGCGTCGGTGCTGGTCTCCTGCGAGGTAATGAAGAGCAGATCGACAGCTACGGCTTTCCGGTCTGGGCTGACTGGGCTCGTAACGCGGTTGCCAACAACCGGGCGGTGAACAAGGAATCGTCGTTCTCGATCCGCTCCACGGCTCGCTCGCTCCTGTCGGGCTGGTCACGGCGCATCGTTCGCGATGATATCGTGGATGCGCTGCTGTCGATCCCGACCGCTGCCGTTCAGGCCAACCGCCTGACCGCAACCGGCGGCGGCAATCGCGTCAACGGCGTCAAATGGTCGGCAGCCTCAACCGCTCAGAAGAATGCGTGGGTCACGGCCAATGCCGATCGCGTCGTGTTCGGTTCGGTCATTGCGAACTACTCGACCACGTTTGCGACCGCGGCAGCCAACGTTGACAGCACCAACGACAAGATGACTGCCGCTGTCGGTTCGCTGATGAAGAACGTGGCCCAGCAGACTGGTGTCAGCGCCTCCAATCCCGGCGTTTACAACGGCCTGCCGAAGATCACCCCGTTCCAGATGAAGAGCACGGACCAGGAATGGTACGTGTGTTTCCTCGGTTCGCGGGCGATGCGCGATCTGAAGGCCGATACTGTCATGTACCAGGCCAACCGTGACGCGCGTGAACGGGAAGGTTCCGACCCGACCAAGAGCAATCCGATCTTCACAGGCGGCGGTCTGGTTTACGACGGCGTGATCTATCTGGAAATCCCGGAAATCACCCAGCGCCTGCTTCTGGCCGGCATCGGCGCCAGCTCGATCGCGGTCGAGCCGGTGTTCCTGTGCGGTCAAGGTGCTCTTGCCTACGCAATGGGCCAGATGCCGCGCCCGACCACCCTGGAAGACGGCGATTACGACTTCATCACCGGCATGGGCATCGAGGCCCAGTACGGCGTTGGCAAGGTCGCCAAGATTTCCATGGGCGACTCCAGCAATGCGTTAGTGGATTGGGGGATGGTTACGGGTTTCGTTTCTGGTGTTGCAAACGCCTAAGTTGCATCTCTCTTAAACGAGATATCCCTATGTTTAGCGAAGGCCGTGACATACGCATCCTTCGCTTCCTCCAACGTGTGATAGTCGCCAATCAACTGCTTGCGACCTTCAAAATACATCTGGACGCGAAACTTCTTAGAGGTTGGGCGCTTCGTATTCATCGGGTAAATGCATTGATACCCGCTGGTATTATTGCGGCTTAGCCTAGCGTTCCACGTGTTTGATTGAGAGTTTGCAGAACGGATATTAAGCCATCGATTATTCGCTGGCTTACCGTCCCTGTGGTCAAGATGATCTGGCGGTTCTTCATCCTTAACCATTTTATAAATGACGCGATGCGCCATTTGTAGCGTCCCATAAATCCGCAATTGTCTGTAACCCGCACTCTCGATTGTGCCGGCCTCTTTCCCGGCGAAGCGAGCGTTGAAGTTCTTATTCACTTTCGATGTAGCGGGTCTGGAGCGCCAAATCAGCAAACCAGTTTTCGGATAGTAGCGCAAAAGGGCTCTTAGCTCTTCGGCGGGCGGCAATGGGTTTCGATCAATGTTCATGCCGATGATTGTATATCATCACAGACTATAACGCAACAAATAGAAGGACTTCTCATCATGACTTATCGTAAGGATTGGGGCCAGCCGCAAGTCGGCCCCATGGGTTTTGCAAACACCCAGAAGGTTATCGGCCGCGTCGTCACTTTGGCGGCGGCCGATCTCGTAACGGCAAACACGGTTGGCGCCTTCAAGGTGCCCGCCGGCTTTACCGTCACCGGCATCATCGCGGTCCCGACCGACATGGATTCCGGCGCGGCGCTTACGCTCAGCGTCGGCGACGCCGCGAGCGGTACCCGCTACCTGAATGCCTCCACGATGGGGCAGGCGGCAACCACTACGACCACGCTGGCGTCAACCGGGCTTCTGTTCCTGAATACGGTGGACACCGAAATCCTCGTCACCTGTACGCTGCAAGGTTCGTCGTCCGTCGCCGGCACGCTTGCACTGTACCTCGTCGGCTTCATGGCCCAGTAAAAGGAAGATGAACATGCAAAAAGCAACTGCGACCTACGTCGCCCCTCCGGGCGATAACAAGGTGGTTGAGATGGGCGGCGTGACCTTCTTTGATGGTCAGGCTGTCGAACTCAACTCCTACGATCACGGCCATCTCATGAACAAGCTGCAGGGCAACCAGCACTTTGACGTTGAGATGGGCGAGGAAGTAAAGGACGAGAGCAAGCCAAAACGTGGCCGGCCTCCGAAGACTGAAGAGGCCAAAGAGTCGGCCTGATGTCAAAGACCCGAGCTGAAATCCAGTTCAAGGCGCTCGCCATCCTCACGGGTGGCGACGTTGGGGCTGATCCGTCAGCGGAAGACGCGACGGCGCTTGACGGCTATATCGACAGCGAAGTCTCGGAAATCAACGCTGATGGCACGACGTATATTGCTGACCCTGATGACCTTGACGACGAATTGTTCATGGTCTTTTCGAAGCTGGTTGCGAACGCTGCGGCGGATGAATTTGGCGGCAAGTCGGATGAAGCCAAGGCAATGCAGCTACGGAACCGGATTCGTGTG